CAATGTCTTCGTATATTTGTTTATCAAAAAAATTTTCTTGAACAAATATTTTTGACACTATTTAGGAGTCTGACCTAACATATCTTTTAATGATGGAGCAAATACTTTGACATCTCTTTTAATTTTATCTGCAGTTGTCGAAGTGTTTGGATCATCTATGTCAGCTTGCATAGCCTCTTCACTCTCGTACTCTTGACCTGTATCAATATTGGTTAAGGTCGTTTCTGTCTTGACATTATATTTTGGTATGACTCTACCATCCTCAAGAGTCATAGTACCTATTTGTTCTGCGTTTTTAATTATCGGCATTTTTACTCCAGTTTATATTAAAACTTAAAATAACTCTATCTTCATTAGAGGTATTTATTTTAACCTCATGTTGTAACCATGATGGGAAAAAAATCAAGGCATTCTCTTTTGGTTCATAATCAACGCTATGAGCTAGGTGTATAGAGGCGTCTTTTTTCTTTGGAGGTGATAACACCTCTGCTTGTGGTTTAGGCTCTAGAAACACTAAATTACCGCTTTTAGAGGGCACTTTAAGATAGTATACTCCAGATAGGTAATTGTATGGATGTGTGTGTATATTATTCCTAGATCCTGGTGGATTTATCATGCCCCACAAACCCGTCATTTCTGGAACATATTTATCTTGTACATCTAAATGGTTAAAGCATTCTTTTGCTTTGTATAAAATATCACCCACGGTGCTTCTAAATTCCTCGTCTTTATAAAGTTCATCATGACTATGCCACCCTCCTACGTTTGACCGAGGCATTCCTTTTTCATCCTCTGCTTTTAACTCATATAATCTGTCGATTAAATGACCGTGGCCCTTAACCTCCGTGATCATTACAGGGGTTATAAATAATGATTGTAAATCCATAATATACCTTTCTAAAGTTGACCTTTTGTGACCTCCATAAAACTCACAATTATATGAACTTGATTAGCAGCGTTAGCTTGTGCTTTTAATACGTCAGACTCTTGCAATACGAGAGGTTGTGATAACAATTCCGTAGTGGTGTTTGTAGCTACACTTTTAGCTTTAAACAATTCAAAGGTAGCAGAAGATCTAACTACCTCTAGGTCTACAAGCGTAGTGCTACCTGAATCGTTACAAATTAAAATTGATTTTACAACATCAGTCGTAGGAGGCACAGGTGGTGTTGCACCAGGATTGGCAGTAGGCACCGTTAATATGGTTGTCAAATCTGTAGATGTCATGTCAACCATTGCACTTTTAAACGTATTAGCCAAAGAAAAAAGCCTCCGACTCTTGCTCTTGTTTTAAATCTTGTTGGTAGTTAGTATTTAACAATAATATTAATTGATCTAATAATCTTATCATCTGGTCAAACTGAGCAGGATCATACTCTGGTGTTGCGTTTGGTAATCTAGTTATTGTTATTTTAGCCATTATTGTACCATATTGTTAAAGTTTGTCTTGAACCTTTTATAACATTTAATACCCCGTGTTTATACATTTTTCCATCTATAAAATAAGTTCTACCTGTTATCGGTGTTATTTTTATACCCTCTATTACAGGCTCACCCCCTATAAAATCATCATTTAAGAATGTTACAGACGTCCCAGTTGTGCTGTCTCTTTGTGTATCAAAATGAAAATTTTTAGAAACTCCAGTTGGATATGTAATTATTTCAGCTAATTCTATATTTTTATATTTACAGTCGTGAGAAACATAACTTTGAATTTTCAGTGGTATATGATGATCTGTTGCAATATTTACACAACGTATTTCACTGTTTTTATCACCCCATAGATAAAATGGATGAGTCTTAAAAACTTCTAATTTTTTTAAATCTACTTCTGTTATGCTTTTATCTTTGATATATATCAACGTCTTCCGTCAGCTCTAATCTCTAATTTTTGTGAGCCTAATCTCCAAGGTGTATCATCTACGGTATTAGTTGTGTATCGTATTTTTACAGCTCTACCTCGTCCTCTTACACTTATTTTTTCCGTAGTGCTAGTGATAGTCCCACTAGTTGTTACATTAGCTGCAGATTGAGGATATTGTTCCAAAGTCAACCTAGCAGTCATAGTGTTTGCAAGATTATCAAAATCAGGTACGAGTTTGCTTACAGACATGAGTTGATCACCATCTGCTATTTCTACAGATCCAGTTTCTAAAAATGCAGTTATGGCTGTGCCATCTGCTTGATTGTTTCCTGATTCATGTTCGTAAATTGAAGACGCTCCTGCAGTAAGTCCTAATATAGTTGTCGCGTTAGCAGTTGCTGTAGAATCATATTCTGTCGCTATTGGTTTTTCATAAACATAAGCACCTAACCATGTGGTCCTTGCTAAATTTATTGTATACCAAGTTCCCTCCAAGTAATTGTAGGCTACAGCTCTATCTATTTGTGAAGCATTTGAAGATGGGTAATACCAAATAATTTCATTGTAGGCTGTATTTAAACCAACAGCAATGTCGTTTTTATTTGTGTAACTTAAATCATCAAAAACATAATCTTGAACAGAGCAAGGCATTTTTTTAACAACACCATCATATAAGTAAAATGCGTTGTCTGACATCCAATAAGCCACACCGTTAACTTCTATTGCAGCGTGTTGAGCTATTAAACCAGCATTCGCTCCTAATTGACGCAAACCAAAAGTAAAAGGAGTTCCAACAAATTGTAATCCGTGTAATGATGTGTCGGTCCAAATAAGAATTTGGCCTGATGATTTTACAGCGCCAACTATTCTAGAACCATCAGATATACGTAGGGAACCTGCTTCATTAGTAGCAACGGGCGTATAATCTGTAGCGTCTTCTCTATCTGAAAATCTTAATAACAGATCATCTTGAGTGGCTGTATTGCCAATAGTTGTTTCGGTTCCAAAAATTAATAAATGTCTTGTGTCAGTGGATACCAAACTAAATCTTGATGCAGTAGGAGCATTTGATAAAGCTGTTGCTCTGGAAGCTAAACCACCAGAAGTATCCCAAATAAATGTGCCACCGTCTAAAACAGTTGCGATTAAATCTTCACCAAAATTGTCAAGTGACCAATTTCTCGCTGCAACTACTACGTTAGATGACGATCTTGGTGTATCCCATGTGCTAGCTCCCCACGTCTCAGTGCCCCAACCATATCCATATGTTGAAGATGTTGGACCAGGATTTATTTGATAGCTTGCATCTGTAGAACCACCACCTGCCGCTGTTGTACCTGATGCATTTGTACCTGCATTTATTGTATAAGTATTGCTTGATGGAACAGTTAATATTTCAAACTCAGCGTTAAAATCTATGCCATCTACCACGTTAGTAGCAGAGCCGTTATCAAAAGTTACGAAAGCCCCGACCTCAGCTTGATGTGCATTATCAGTAACTGTTACTGTTGCGGATCCACTTGATGTGGCAAAAGGATTTGAAAGACTTGCGGTTCTTCTTATTGGTGTAATATCATAAACCTTACCCTCAGAAAAAATGTATAATTTTCTGTCCGTCCCAAGACCTAAATATCTTGTGCCATCTAATCCAATCCAAGAGTGTGTATCTCTAACAGCACCAACCACTGTTACGTTAGGATTAGGTAAATTTACCCATCCGCCCCATCTTTCTGGTTTACCATAATGAAACCTTACAAAATCCGAATCAACGTATTTACGCTCATCTCCAGCAGAATAAGCCGTATCTTGTTTATCAATGCCAGGGCGAAATTTGAGATCAACTAATTGCATGGCGCATTATTTTAAACATATTCTACAAAAATTAAACCTTAATTTAAAATTATATTTAGACTTATTCTCCAATAATCTAAATTGTTGCTACCCACAAAACCTCCGTTATGTAGGATATTAGACTTAAAAACAATAAACCTACCTGGCTTATATTCTATCTCTTCACCCTCTATGTTTATCTGCCCTCCGTATTCTGCTTTCCAGACAGGAGTCAAAAACCCAAGTATTGTCCACGATTGAGTGTCTTTCATATCTAAGTGAAAAAGTGTTTCGCTTTTATTATTTTTTGCCCCTAGGTGAATTCTAAAAATATTATCTGGTAAGTCAAAATTATATTGTTCTTGAAATGCAGATTTAATCATGCCTGTTAAACATTGAAAGTATCCAGACAGGTAAGGGCTATAAGTTTGTCCTTCTTGTTCTACAAGCATACCTGGAAAATTATTAATAGATAATTCTAAATTATTTGTATCAGTTGAAGATCTATTTAAAGTCCACAAAGGTGTGTTTACTAAATTATTATAAATTTTAAAATTTTCTGTTTTGTTAATAATGTTATCAAGAATATAATATTTTTTCATTTTGTTTTAAATTGAGTTGCTACATTACCTCTAAAAGAATAATTTCCATAGTGAGTCATACCACTTAATATATCAGAATATATTTTACCGCCCATGTTTTGCCATAAGCGGCAAAAAGCATAATCCTCAGACAAATATCTTTTGCTTCGAGGCTCTATCATGGTATCAAAAAATGTGTAGTTCCATTTAGATGTTTTGTGATAGTCAAACTCTTTATCATGAGATTGATTTATATGTTGATCTGGTATAAATTTTAACTCAGGGTATGTAGTTGCCATTCTTTCAAATACGTTTCTTTTAATTAACATAAAACCTGTTGCACCATCCATAACTTCAATAAATCCCTCTTGCACTTCTATTTTATCAGGATTTTTTACATTTAAATTATATTGCAAAGATGAAGCTAGCAGCTCATCCTCAGACATCTCTGGATTTTCTTTCAATCTTTTCTTTACTTTTATCCAGTCAATAGTTTTTCTAGGATACACTCCTGTCACCACATCTTTATTGAACCGCAGCATTCTAATAACTGACTCTGGATTGAAAGCTAAATCAGCATCTATGAACAAAAGATGTGTGTAATCACCATCCATAAATAATTGTACTAGTGTATTTCTAGCTCTAGTAATTAATGACTCATTACCAATTGTTCCAAACTGTAGTTCTATTTTTTCACTTGCAGCCAAAGCCACAAGTTGCATACAGCTTTTAAAATAGTCAGCAGTTATCATGCCACCATAACACGGCGTGCCAATAAAAACTTTATTCATTTGTTATTATCCCTTTCGTAATGTGATTTGCTAAGTTAGGCCTAAAAAAATCAAATTTTTCACATTTTTTTGTATGCATAACAATATTTATAAGAGCACTAAAAGCCGCTTCACTTAACGAATTAGAAAAATTTGGTGAATTACATACAAATATGTAATCAAATTTGCTAAATTTTACCTCATCTATATCATATGTTATCGTAACCCAATCGTCATGATTAGTTCTGTCAGAATTGTGGTTTGCCAACCAATAAACATTATCAATGCATTTTTTCTTCTCTAAATAAAATCCAAGCCAATTAGATGAATTGAACGAGTTTTTAGGAGACTCTGGATACCAAATATCATGATGATGATCTATGTTTACAATGTCTACAGATTTATTATCTCTAAAAATCGGATCAAGTATGTAAAAAATATTTGAGTGTGCTTGAGAAAAAATAATATTTTGTAGTTCTACATCGTCTATATAATTTAAAAAATAATTTATAATATTATTAAAATGCACATTGGATGTAACATAATCTGTATCTATTGATAAAACATTCATCTAATCTCTATCAAGTCTGTATTTTCGTATGAACCAAAGATGCCTCTTGTAAAAAAATTTGCGCCTATTGCAATTCTATCGTTATCACTTTCATTAGGTGTTGATGAGTGATTTAAATGACCAGGAAACAATACCATGTCCCCTGTTTTTACTTGAAACGTCCATGACTTAGAATTAAAATTATTAAATTCTTCAAGTTCAAAATTAAAATCAAAATTAGGAAATAAACCATTACGGTCAGTCGAGATTGTTAACTCACCACTATCCGCTTGTACGTAGTAAACACAACTTAATAAAGTGTTAGGATGTATATGCTCATGGTGTCTAGCACCTTTCGCATTTTTAGTTGCCCAACTTTGTGTTAAATAAAATTCTTGTTTTATTTTTAGTATGTTTTTTACAAAATCTTTAGTAAAGTTTACCATAAAATTTTTTACCCTATCCATGCCATAACTTTCAAGTAAAGCACTGTTTTTAGAAACATTAACAGTGCCATACTCTTTATTATGTAAGTCTTCAAAACCTGACATCTCATGCAGTAAAAATTCTTCTCTGCTAGATAATCTAAAGTCAGTGCTAGTATGCACCAACGGACAGGCAGCAAAGTTTATTATCTTCATAATTCTTGTTACTTCTTCTCCTCT